AGAAAGGAAAGTAATATGGCATATGGAAAAATGAGTAAAGGTAAAACTGGAATGAAAAAATCTGGTGGTCTTACAAAAAAGCAAAAGACTTTACCACCTGCACTTCAAAAGAAAATAATGGCTTCGAAGAAGAAGAAGTAAGATGATAGAAGATTTTATAAGAAAAACCTACGGTACAAGGACACAAGGTGCAACCTTAAAAGAAGCTAGAAAAATACGTAGTAAAGCAAAACCTAGAACACCGTATGGTTATGGTATAGGTGGTGGCAAAGACCAAGCAAACTTTAGAAGAATAAGAAGTAGCTTAACACCATCTATGTTAAAACATAAAAGACCTTCATTTATATCTGATTTAAATGAGAGTAGAATACCATTCTATGTACCAGCACCAAGAACTAGTAGACAGCCTAGAGGATCTGATATGGATATAAAAGTTAAGAAAGAATTAGAAGCTATGTCTAATATTGTTCCAGCACCTAAATTTAAAAGATCACCTAAAACACCTATTATAACAACTAATCCTAGACCAAGAAACCAATCTAACCCTAAACGAGCGCCATCAAGAGGTATGCCAAGAAGAAGTATTTTTGATAGAAATGGGATACCATTAAATCCTTATGATGGATCTAGATTACTACTGGATGCATAATGCCTCACACAATGTCAAGATTGCTAAAGAGAAGGAATAGACTGAATAGTGTTTCTTATCAACCTTTAGTATATAAGAATAGACAAAAAGTACAATTTACTCCAGAATCTCTTAGAGAATATAAACTACAACAAATACAAAGAATAGATAAAAGATTAGGTGTACGTAATCCAAAACGTAGACTAATAAGAAATATTAGTGGTTTAGAATTACAAGAAGCTATAAAAGATATGGATCTGCCACCAAATAGTCCGAGTGGAACTATTGGTATTAGTGCTGGTGCTATGGGCAGTACTGGTAATATGTTTAGTCCAGATATTGCATTAACTGGTGGGGTTACATTATTATATATTCGTGGCAAAAATAAAGCTACTGTTGCAAAAGCTGAGTCTGTATCTGGTAAACCAAAAGAAGGTTTAAGTGGTCTTAAATACAAAAGACGACCTAGTCGTGATTTATTAACTTCATATATGGATACTTATTAATGTCTAAGACTGCAACAAAAACAAAACCAGCGTTATGGAAAAGAATAGTTGCACGTATCAAGGCACAAGCAAGTCATGGTACAAAGGCAGGTCAATGGAGTGGGCGCAAGGCTCAAGCCGCTGTGAAAGCTTATAAAAAAGCAGGCGGAGGGTATAGGGGTGGTGGTAAATCTAAAACGTCTTTGGCTAAATGGTCAAAGCAAAAATGGAGAACTAAGTCTGGTAAAAAGTCTAGTGTAACTGGAGAAAGATATTTACCAGCAAAAGCAATTAAAAAATTATCATCAAAAGAATATGCGAGAACTACAGCAAAGAAAAGAGCAGATAAGGCAAAAGGTAAGCAATTTAGTAAACAGCCTAAAGCGATTGCGAGAAAAGTACGTAAATACAGAAAGACATAATATGACAATAACAATAGAACAACTACAAAAACAAGTAGACGTACTTACAGATTCACATAAGATGTTGCTGAAAGTTATATCTGAAAAGAATGAACAGATACGTATATATGAATTTATGCTACGTGCAGAAGATGAAGAAACATTTACATTCTCACTAGATAGAAAAACAAATTGAGGTCATATGCCAAATAAAAAGAAACTTAGTATCTTAGAAAAGAATGAACTAAGAGCAAAGACAATGGTAAAAAATTTTGCTAAAGAAAGAAAAGATCATCTTAAAAAAAGAATAGACCAGTATACAGAACTTAAAATATTAAAAGGTTGGTCAAAAGAAAAAGCTGAGAAGATGGCAAAAGAGTTGATATTGGACAAGCATAACTATGACTAATATATACACACAAGTAGCTATCAAAGATTTGGAAAGATTAAGAGTTGTTGTTAAGACACAACATATGAAACATTATCCAGAATCACATATAAATAATTATGAAGCTGATAAAATCATAGAATCCTTATCTCCAATGGCTAGAGAAAAATTAATTAAACTAGCAGTAGATTATGGGATCTCTGAACTATAAGCCAGATGGCGAAACACTAAAACTATTTATGAAAGACCAAAGCTTTCTTCGAGGTCTACGTGGCCCAGTTGGAAGTGGTAAGTCTGTTGCTTGTTGCATTGAGATGTTTCGCAGAGCTTTGTTACAAGAACCTAGTGAAGATGGTAAACGTAAATCACGTTGGGCAGTCATTAGGAATACCAACCCACAACTTAAAACTACAACAATCAAAACATGGCTAGACTGGTTTCCAGAAGATGAATGGGGTAGCTTTCATTGGTCAGTACCTTTTACACATAGAATACAGAAAGGCGATTTAGATTTAGAAGTAATCTTTCTTGCACTGGATAGACCAGAAGATGTAAAGAAACTATTATCTCTTGAGCTTACTGGTGTATGGATTAATGAAGCAAGAGAAATACCAAAGTCTATTGTAGATGCTTGTTCTATGAGGGTAGGTCGATACCCATCTATGAGAGATGGTGGCCCATCTTGGTATGGGGTTATCTGTGATACTAACCCACCAGATGTTGAGCATTGGTGGGCAATCATGTCTGGGGATTCTGTATTACCAGAATACATTTCAAAGCAAGAAGCAAAGATGTTAGTCAAACCAGATAACTGGTCTTTTTATAATCAGCCACCAGCTATGCTAGAAATCAAAGACAAGAATAATGATATCGAAGCTTACGATACTAATCCAGATTGTGAGAACAGTAATAATCTAACTGGTGATTACTATAAAAATATTATACGTGGTAAAACCAAATCATGGATAGATGTGTATGTATTAAATAAGTTAGGGCAAGTATCTGATGGTAAGCCAGTATATGAATCATTTTTGCATAGCACTCATGTTGCAAAAGGAGATCTAGCTATTGCAGATGGTGTACCAATTTTTGTAGGCATTGACTTTGGTCTAACACCTGCTTGTGTATTTGCACAAAGACTACGTGGTAGATGGATTGTATTTGATGAACTTGTTGCAGAAGATATGGGCATTGTAAGATTTTCTGAACTAATGAAACAGCATATGGCACAATATCTACCTAGAGATTTTATTATCTATGGCGATCCAGCTGGAGATCAAAGAGTGCAAACAGATGAATCAACACCATTCCAAATACTAAGAGGTCGAGGACTAAATGCAAGACCAGCACCATCTAATGATGTAGCACTACGACTTGAATCTGTTACAGCTGTACTAAACAGAATGACAGATGGAGAGAGTGGTATGATTATTGATCCTAAATGCACAAACCTTATTAAAGGTTTTGATGGTGGATATCATTATAAACGTCTACAAGTATCTGGTGAGAGGTATGATGAACGACCAAATAAGAATAGATTCAGTCATATACATGATGCATTTCAATATTTATTGTTAGGTGCTGGAGAAGGTCGTGCATTGACAATCGGACAAAAACAGAGTAAACCTGTAATAGCAAGAAGAAAATTTGATGTTTTCAATGTTAAACCTAGATCTGTATATGAGAGGATGAGATAATGTGTGTAGGAGGATTACTTAAACCACCTAAACCAAAACCACCAGCACCTCTACCAGAGGATGCTAGTGTATTAGCACAACGAAAAAGATTACGTGAAGAACAAGCAAGACAAATAGAAGCAGATAAACAAAAAACATTTGAAATGAGATTAGCGGCATATACAGATAGAGCTGGTAAAAGATCTTTGTTAACTGGTAGAAAAGGTGGGCAAGGATTTGAAATTGAACGTGGTCTTATGACAAAAGATACATTAGGTAATTAATATGGTTATTGATGTCAAACCACAAACATCAGAAAACTATCAAGATAGTGATGTTCGAAGATTAATAACAAGGTACAAAAATGCACAATCTATAAAAGATATGTGGCTACCTACATTTGAAGAATGCTATGAGTTTTCTTTACCACAAAGAGAAAGTTTTTATTCTGAATCTATTGGTCGTAGAAGATCAGATAGAATATTTGATGAAACTGCTGTAGTTGGAGTACAAGAGTTTGCTAGTAGATTGCAGGCTGGTATTGTACCAAACTATGCAAGATGGGCAGATCTTGTAGCTGGTTCTGAAATACCAGAAGGCGATCAAAAAGAAGTTAATCTTATGCTAGATGAGGTTACAGAGTATGTTTTTGAAATACTACAAAACTCAAACTTTGCACAAGAAGTACATGAAACATTTTTAGATTGTGCAGTAGGCACTGGTGTTTTACTTGTTGAAGAAGGTGATGCAATACATCCAGTAAGATTTAAAGCTATACCATTACCACAGATTGTATTAGATGCTGGACATAATGACAGCATAGATCATATCTATCGTAATCGTAAAATTAAAATGAAAGACTTACAGTATGCATATCCAAAAGGTACTATGTCTGAAAAAATGACAATGGATATGAATAAAAATCCAGATATGGAATGTGATATACTAGAAGCTGTATATCGTAATTATGCAAATACCAAAGAAGAAGAACATATCTATTGTGTAATTGCTATGCAGTATGAACACAAAATATTAGAAACAAAGTTTAATGGATTAGGTTCTAACCCATATGTTGTTTATAGATGGTCAAAAGTAGCTGGTGAAGTTTATGGTCGTGGGCCATTACAACTTGCACTACCAGCAATTAAAACAGCAAACCTTGTGATCGAACTGATACTTGAAAATGCACAGATGAGTATATCTGGTATGTACCAAGTAGAAGATGATGGTGTTATTAATGTAGATAATATTGCACTGATTCCCGGAACGATAATCCCAAAAGCTTCTGGCTCTGCTGGACTACAGCCAATAGCACCAGCTGGTAACTTTAATGTATCTGATCTTGTACTTAGAGATATGAGAACGAATATTAAGAAAGCTCTATACAATGATATGCTAGGTACACCAAATGAAAAAACACCAATGACTGCAACAGAAATTGCAGAAAGAATGGCAGACTTATCAAGACAGATAGGTGCTGCTTTTGGTAGACTACAAGCAGAACTGGTTAATCCAGTTTTACAAAGAGTTATCTATATCTTGAAGAAACAAGGTAGGATAAAGATCCCAGTTGTTAATGGTAGAGAGATTAAGATACGTTCATCTTCACCTCTTGCACAAGCACAGCACCAACAAGATGTTGCTACTATTGATAGATTTTTAGGGATGATGCAAATGAGGGTAGGGCCAGAGCTATTAAATATATTAGTCAAACAGGATGAGGTGGCTAAATTTATTGCAGGCAAACTTGGTGTTCCAGAAGAACTAATACGTTCGGAGGAAGAAATGCAACAAGCGGCTATGCAGTTGCAACAATTACAACAACAAGCACCAATGGAAGGCTCACCCCCAGATACAACATAGTATAGGAGGGTATTATGCATGAGAGTGTTCTTGTTATTAGTGATTTACATATTCCGTATCATCACAAAGATTCTTTTAAATTTTTACAAAAAGTTAAGAAACAATTTAAACCAGATACCGTTATTAATATTGGGGATCTACTTGATTTCCATGCTATTTCTTTTCACGAGCATAATCCAGACTTACCATCAATAGGAGATGAGCTTACTGTATCTAAAAGTTATATTAAGGAATTAGAATCTATATTCCCAGATGTAACTGAAGTACACAGTAATCATAGTAGTTTGGTTTATCGAAGGGCAATAAAGTATGGTATGTCTGCACAGTTTCTTAGACCTTATGGTGAGTTTCTTGGAACTAAGAACTGGAAGTGGGTAGATGATCTTACACTTGAAATGAGTAATGGTAAGAAAGTTTATTTTACACATGGTAAGTCAGCAGATGTACTAAAGGTATCTCAGACAATGGGTATGAATTGTGTGCAAGGACATTACCATACTAAATTTTGTATTGGATATTGGGCGAACCCAGAAGATCTATATTGGGGTATGAATGTAGGTTGTTTGATTAATCAGAAGTCTATGGCATTTAGTTATGCTAAAAACTTTAATACACGATTTGTATTAGGTTGTGGAATTATACTAAATGGTGTTCCCAGACTACTACCAATGGTGCTAGATAATAATGGAGATTGGATTGGAGATATTGTATGACAGATAAAATAAACCCAACTTATTATCAGAAGGGTATATGTGATTGTGGCAAGAAGTTGCAAACTTATGACTTTGTACGTGAGATGCCATATCCAGATGCTTCAGCAATAAAGTATATTGTTAGGCATAGAGAGAAGAATGGTGCAGAAGATATACAAAAAGCTATATGGTTTCTGCACGCTATACTTATAAAAGAATATGGAGTAGATGATGGTAGATAAACTTATAGGTTTAGATAATTTAGAACGATCAGCTGAAGATGAGCAGAATCTTAATGATTCTTTTTCAGTTGCATTTAACACACCAACTGGTGCAAAGGTATTAGAATATTTACGTTCGATATCTATAGAAACAGTAGCTGGGCCTCAGATAAGTCAAGAACATTTGATGCATTTAGAAGGACAGCGATATATTGTTGGGTTAATACAGAGAAGAATAAACAAAGGTAAAAGTCAAAAAATAGTAAAGGATAAGACTAATGAATGAAAATGAAACTGTAGAAAATCAAACTGAAGAAACTGCAACACCAGAAGATTCAGCACCTACTACAACAGAACCAGCACCTCGACCAGACTATATACCAGAAAAGTTTTGGAATGTAGAAACTGGAGATGTAAATATGGAGGAATTTGGTAAGTCTTACACCAATCTTGAAAAGTATGTTGGTGGTAAAAAAGATGAACTACGTGAAGTTATTATCAATGAACTTTCTGAAGAAGCTGATTCTGAAAAACCAGAAGCATATGAATTGCCTGCATTACCAGAAGGAGTAACAGAAGAAATGCTTTCTGAAAATACAATGGCTCAATGGTGGGCAGAACATTGTGATGAAAATGCATACTCACAAGAGATATTTCAAGAAGGTATAAATAAATATATTGATAGTTATATGAACACTATGCCAGATATTGAACGTGAAAAAGAAAAGCTTGGCGAGAATGCAAATGCACGTTTAGATGCAGTAAACTCATGGGCATCAAGCTTTTTTTCTACAGAAGAATATGAAGCAGTAGCTGGTACACTAGGTGCTACAGCAGAAGGTATCGAAGCTTTAGAACGTATGATGCAAACACAAAAGCAAAGTATTACTTCTGCTAATCAAGTTGCGCAACCAGAACGACCACTTACTTTAGAAGATGTACGTGGTATGATGAAAGATAAAAGATACTATGATCCTAAAGATAGAGATCCTGCATTTGTTAGAAAAGTAGATGAAGCATTTGCGAGGTTATACAGATAGGACTATATTGTGAAAAAACAATCCCAGAGGATTGCTGGAGATTAGCACCAAATATACGACAGATAGATCGGTATGAAATAGCTTTATGGGGATTAGAACCATTACAAGCATTGATGTTTCCTTTCAGAACTAAGCTAGATAATGTTCATACTTATACTATCTTTAACGATAATAAAGATGTCGTTGGTATATTTGGTGTTATGCCTTTTGCTAGAGATACTAGCACTGGTAGAATATGGTTTATAGCTTCTGATTTATTAGATAAACACTATTTAGACTTTTTAAAAAAGAATAAAAGGTGGTTACATTTTCTACAAGAACACTACACTTTTGTTTCTAATTACATAATTGAAGAAAATCAAAGGTCTATAAAATGGCTAAAATGGCAAGGCTTTGACTTTGTAAGTAAACCAACACTTGTCAAAGATGTAAAAATATTGTATTTCTATAAGAAGTTACAAAATGTAACTAAATATGGAACACAGCCCATATTAGATGAAATAGGCCCACAATGGACAACCGAGATAATCTAACTTGGATAACTGTCTAATTTAAACTTAACTTTTTAACAAGGAGTGTATTATGAGTACATCTATTAGTACTGCCTTTATTAAACAGTTTGAAGCAGAAGTGCATATGGCTTATCAACGTATGGGTTCTAAACTTCGTAATACTGTAAGGCAACTTAATAACGTTACTGGTAACCAAGCTCGATTCCAAAAAGTTGGTACTGGAAGTGCAGTATCTAAAAGTAGACACGCGCAAGTTCCAACAATGGATGTCAGCCATTCAACAGTAGACGTTACTCTTTCAGACTTCTATGCTGCCGATTATGTCGATAGACTAGATGAGCTGAAAACAAACATTGATGAAAGACAAGTATTGGCTATGTCAGCATCTGCCGCACTAGGTAGAAAGACAGACCAACTTATCATTGATGTCTTAGACGCAGGTACAAACAGCAACAACGTTGCTCACGGATCAGCGGCTCTAACTCTAGCTAAAGCTTTGACTGTGTATGAAGCATTTGGTGAAGGAGATGTTCCAGATGATGGACAAAGATACTTTGTTGTATCTCCAGCTGGTTGGGCAGACCTTCTACAAATTGACCAATTCTCACGTTCAGAGTATGTCGGAGAAGGTGATCTACCATATGCTGGTGGATTAACTGCAAAAAGATGGCTTGGGTTTATGTGGTTTACACATTCTGGTCTATCTATTTCAAGTACAACTCGTGATTGCCATGCATATCACAAATCAGCTGTTGGACTTGCTATGGGTTCAGATATTAGAACAGAAGTAAACTATATACCTGAGAAAGTTAGTAACCTTATCACATCATATATGTCTATGGGCGCAGTGATGATTGATAACAATGGTGCTATTGAGTGCCAGATCACAGAATAAGAAAGGAGATATAATATGGCTTATTCAGCAAGTGCTTTATTAAAAGTTGCTGGTGGTGCAAGAGGTATCTTCTACTACAGCAGTACTGATGCACTTAGTACAGTTGTAGCATCTGGGTACTTTAATGATGCAACAAATGAACTCAAAGAACATGATATTATCTTTGTAGTTGCTTCAACTGGTGGCACTGAAACAGTAGATATGGTAGTTGTAACAAGTGCAACTGGCGCATCAACTGTAACTGTAGCTAACGGCACATAACCAATCGAGGGGGGTTCGCCCCCCTCAATATTGAGGATAAGATGACTATTAGTAAATTTGATATATGTAACAAAGCTTTAGTGTTAGTTGGTGCTAATACAATCTCAAGCTTCTCACAAAACACCACAGAATCAATCGTTGCAAACCAACTATATGAAACAACACTAGAAGATCTATTAACAAAATGTCGTTGGAGATTTGCAAGCAAACAAGCACAGTTAAGTAAAAATTCTGATAACCCAGATGCAAGATATGAATCATCATATGCTTTACCAACTGATGCAATTATAATTCATACAGTAACAGTAGGCGATCAAGTCATAGTTTATGACAGATATGGTCAAAATTTATTTACAGATACTACTAGCTCTGATACGGTAATAGCTGATTATACTTTTCAGCCAAGTGAAAGTGTTTTCCCTCCCTACTTTACAAAGGCGCTGGTATTTGAACTGGCGTCTTTGTTCGCTGGTGCAATAGCACGTAATGACCAGCTATCTTTATTGTATGCACAACAAGCACGTTCTCAATTACAGAGTGCGAAGGCTATAGATTCACAAGCACAAACAACACGTAGAGTAGATGTAGATAGATTTAGAAATGTACGTAATCGAACAGCCTTGAATGACATAACAGCTACAACACCATCATAGGTTCTACATGGCTATGCAAAGAGTACATCAGTCTAACTTTCTTAGGGGTGAATTAGATCCCAAGCTAATATCACGTACTGATTTAACTGCATATGCATCTGGTTTACAAAAAGCACGTAATGTAATTCCTATGAATCAAGGTGCTATTGAACGTAGATGTGGCACAGCTTTTAGAGCAGATCTAGGTGCAGAATCCCGGATAGAGAGTTTTATATTTAGTGCTGGACAAGAATATATCTTAGCATTTCAAAACACAGTACTTAAAATATATTCAACTAATGGTACACTATTGCAAACTATAAGTAGTTGTGATTGGACTACTTCGCATCTCTTTGAACTAGATGTTACACAAACTGGAGATACTATGATTGTAGTACATTCTGGTTTTCATCCTCAAGTTATTAAAAGAACTGGTGCTACTACCTTTACTGTTTCTGATTTTACTTTTGCAAGTAGTATAAATGATGAGAAAGTATTTCAGCCATATTTTAAATTTGCAGATGCAACTATCACACTCGATATAGATAGTACAACTAAGGGTGCAACTGGTGTATCTTGTGTTACATCAGCTGATTATTTTACATCAAGCTATGTAGGTAAACGTATTCGTTATCATGGTGTAGAGTTGTTAATTACTGGTTTTACTAATGCTACAACTGTAACTGCAACATTAAAAGGTGAAGTTAAGATACCACTAGATGAAGATCCTTTTAGAACTACACAAGGTTCTGGTGTTGTTGAAATTACAATGGTACAGCATGGTTTTTCTACTGGAGCTTCTGTAACCATAAGTGGTGCTGAAGATATATTTGATACAGATGGTGCTGGTCTAGCACAAGGTAACTTGAATGGTACTTTCACTATTACAGTTACAGACGATAATCATTTTACTTATACAGCTGGTTCATCAGATACAGCAACAGAATCTATTGATGGTGGTGGTGTAAATGTTTTTGTATCGGGCCACCCTCCAACTAGAAGTTGGGATGAGCAAGTTATTTGTGATATAAATGGATATCCACAAACAGCTTGTTTCCATGAACAAAGATTATACTTTGGTGGTACAAGTGGTTTACCAGATGGAATACAAGGTAGTAAGATTGCTAACTTTTTTAACTTTGATGTTGGTACAGCAGAAGATGATGAATCAATACAAATACAAATAGCATCAGATCAGATTAATGAAATAAGACATTTAGTATCTGGTAAGAACTTACAAATACTAACTAGCACTGGTGAGTTTTATCTTCGACCACCAGTATCCCAACCAGTAACACCTACCGATATACGTATTGTAAATCAATCTATGTTTGGATCACAACTAAAAGCAAAGCCAAGACAGTTTGATAATGCAACTATATTTATACAGAATAATGGTAAGACTGTAAGAGAGTATTTGTTTAGTGAATCTGGTGAAGAATATAGCTCTAATAGTATATCCTTACTATCTAGTCATCTTATCAAAGATCCAGTAGATTCTGCAAAGCTTACATCAGTACCAGATCGAACAGAGCAGTTTTATATTCTTGTAAATGATGATGGTAATATTGCAGTATTCTTATCACAAAGAAATGAAAAGATAGCTGGATGGATGCAGTGGAATACAGATGGGGATTATACATCAGTATGTTGTACTACCTCAGATATATATGTTGCTACTAAAAGAAGTATTAATAGTGTTGATAAATATTCATTAGAACAATTTAGCGATCATGCATTTGATTTACCTACAGATTATACTGTATCTAAAACTATATCTGCCAGTTATCAGCCACATGGTACTCCACTTACAAATGGTGCTTTTTCCTCCACTACAACATTTACAGCAGATGGATTTACTAATGCTCCTAGTGTTGGTGAGACTTTTCAGTTTGGTGGTGCTGGTACTACCTTTACAATTAACTCTGTTACAGCAACTGGTGTGTCTGGAGAATATACTATTGTTATCGATACAGCATCTTCACAGTCAGATGGTGTAGCATTACAGTTTGTAACAAGCAAAGTATTTAGTGGATTGACAACACATATAGGCAAAGCAGTATTTGCAACATCTGGTACAAATGAAGATAGTGCTGTTTACTATTATGGTACTGGTACTGTTAGTAGTGGTGGTGTTGTATCTTTTACAACAGCGGCTAGTGCAGTAGATATAGGATTAGATTTTACAGTAGAGATAGATACTCTTAGTCCAGATGCAACTGGTAGAGCAGGACAGCTAACTGGCTTACCAAGAAAGATAGCAAAAACTATTGTTGAATTATCTACTACATATAACCTTACTATTAATAGTAATGATGTTGTACTAACTACTACAAGTATTAACACCTCTGATGGCTTAGATAGTTTTACTGGTAAAAAAGAAATTTATCCATTAGGGTATAGCATAGAGCCAAATCTACAGATTAGGCAGTCAGTACCATTACCTATGAGAGTATTAGGTATAACAACGGAGGTTTATTTTTAGATGTTTGGTATACCATTTTTAGGAATATTAAGTGCAATAACTCAAGGTGTAGGCACAATGATGTCTATACAAGCACAAAAACAAACTTTGGCATATCAAGAAATGCAATATCGTATGCAAGAACGACAGTTTAGGCAAGAAGCAGAAGCTCGAGAACTAGAAGCAAGACAAGCAGAGATTGATAGAAAAGCAAGATATGAAAGAGAACTAGCAGAAAATCGTGCTTTGATGGCTGCATCTGGTATAGCTTTAGATTCTGCAAGCTATAGAGCTTTCTTGCAAAGCAATAGAGATGTATATAAACAAGATAGACAAGCTATACGTAGTATGGGATTAGAAAGAAGATTAAATGCTTTATATTCTGCACAACAAGCTAATATATCTGTAGATGCGGCAAGAGCAAGTTATAAAACTGGTGTTATGGAAACTGTACGTGGTGCAGTAGATAATCTAACTTTATTAAAAAGAGAATTTACAACTACTAAAAGCGAAGGATAATGGCATTAAAACGAACAAATAGAGAAGTAGGATATCGTGGACAGATTGGTGTAAATCGTGGTACTGGTTTTGCGGCTATGGCACAAGCACAATCACAAAGAGCAGATGCTTTTGAAAACATAATGGATAACATAGCAGGTCGAACACTAGAAGAAATTAAGATACGTGGTGCAGAACAAGGTAAAAAAGAAGCTGAATTATATGAGTTTCAAACTGAAACTAAGACATATACAGATCCAATTACTAATCAAATAAAAAGTATTGATGTATTAAAAAAAATTACTACACCATCTGCTATACGTACAAGAACTTCACAAGAAGCATTTGATAAAATTATTTATAATAGATTAGTAGATGATTACACAACACAAATTACTGGTATAGCAAATCAAGTTGCAAATGAAGCTGTAAGGAATAATCAGCCTTTGCAATATTTTGAAGATTTAGTAAATGCACAACTAGAACCAATATATGATTCTATACGAAGCACAAATGTTGAACAAATAATTAGATCACAAGCAGACAAAATTATGCTTGATCAAGGTTCACAAGTACATGAAAAATATTTAAATACTAAAAAGTCTATAAATGATGCACAAGGCGAACGATTATATTTAAGAGAAGCTTCAGAATATACAGATCGTGCAATCTATGGTGATTTGAGTAGTGAAGAAGCAAAACAAATTAATGAACAATTATATAATGATTGGAAAACATCTTTAGATGCTGGTCAAAGTTGGGCTATCGAATATGACATTATGGGCCAGATGTCTTTGATAGATGGCTATACAAGATTAAATGAAAGTATACTAGCAGATTACATAAGATTACCTAATCTACTAAATGCTGATACAGAAACAAAACGTACAGTTGCACTGAATATAAAAGCCTTAGAAACATTAATTGATGTAGGTAATGATATTACATTATATAAAGTTATATTAGATGAAAATGGCATATATGCTGGTACAGAAGAAAAAATATTTACATTTGATGATTTACCTAACAATATACCAATAGAAAAGTTACGTACATTAGTAACAAGGTTAGATGAGCAACGTGTTGTTTTAGAATCTGATGTTGCAGATAGTATTGTAAAAACAGATATGGCAACTGATGGAAAACGTAATTTGGAAAGTAATGTTATAGATTTTACTTATAGTCAAGATAAGTTAAATGCAATAGCAGAACAAGATCAAAGTGCAAATTGGATATCAGATTGGGAAGCTAGTCAAGATCAATATAGGGGCAATCCTTTTGTTTTACATCAACAAGGTCAAGAAGGTGCAGTTGTAGATGCATTAACCTATTACTATTTAACACATGGTACATTACCACTTATGCCAGATGGCACAGGTCGATTAATAACTACTGTAGCTCAAGAAACTTTTGGTGGGATTAACATTAATGAAAAAGGAGTAGCACAACTCGAAAATATTGGAGCTATGGACTATTTTCAAAGTGATAATCGTAGAAAATTTAATAGAGTAACTCAAAAATATGAAACAGTACAATTTGATCCAATAGGTGAACTATTTGGCGACAATAGTCAAGTAACAGCAAATATGAGAGCTTTTTTAAATGATTATAAAGATGTACCAGATACAATGGCTAATTTTGTAATAACTTACAATTCAGCAGAAAGAAATGAAATACCAGATGATCAACTTTTTAGAATAGCAGGTTTTACTAGTGATGAAGCTATGAGAGCCGCTGTATCAAATGAAATTGATGACCATCCAAATAAACCAGAAGGTATGCCTGATATTGGAGATTATTACGTACAAAGATTATTAGATGGCGTATTACCATATGTAGCTTCTGGTAGAATAACTAATCCAGAAACTTTTAAAAATGTATTAGCAAGTAATATAGTAAACTTCTATCAACAACATGAATACACACCTTATGTAGAAGGTAGTTTACCATTAGCTGATGGTTATTATTTTATAGAAAAGAGATTTGGTTTAGGTGATCAAAAAGCTACCTATCTTAAAGATGGTAAATTAGTTACAGATGTAGGATGGCTAGAAGATCATATAAAAGCAAAAGTATTGAAAGAATCATTACAATTTCAAACAGATGAACAATATGCTATGATTGATCCAGATGATGTAATTTTTGGTAAAACTATATTATTGCAACCTACTCTTGCTACTGGTGTATTTAATATTGTTTACAAACCAGATGATCAGCAATCCTTCCCATTAGATAGTGAAGATGGTACACCATTACAAATAGATTTAGTATCACCAGTAGAAATACAAGGTGGCCTCTTTCCAGCTGTAAGTAAATTAAATCTTAGAGATTTGCAAACATTAACTACATCACAAAATGCTGATTATCAAAGAAGTCGTACTATAGATTTACGAACAACTTATGAACCAAAACGAGCAAAAAGTTTTACTGAAGTATACCCAGATTTAGATAAACCAAATGGTGTGCAATATGACACAAAAGGATATAGTGCAAAAGACTTTTTTATTACAGATCCAAATGCATATGATGTGCCATATGATGATAAAATAAAAGAAGCTATCGGTAAAACTGTAAAATTAATTCAATATCCATTTGTATATATAGGACAAAAACTAGATCAAGTGTTCAAGATTATACCAGTAGGTGAATTAGATCGTGATTTAACTGAAAAAGAATTAATAGAATTTAGAAACACTGGTAAACTACCAGATGGCTTTAAGTTAGAAGAAAAATAATGGCAGTAGATCAAGTCTTAGAAAATATAAAACCTACCTTACGTCAAAATTTTGTACAAGGTGTAGATAACTTACCAAGAAATATACGTGAGTTTGAATATAAGCAAGGTTTCTTTGCCGATGTAGCTGATGAGTTTTTATTACAAACTACATTAGGATTAGCTATTAATAGTGGCAATCTTTATAATGGCTTTCAAGATGATCCAGAAATAGTAGACTTCGATGTTACACCAGATATGATTGAAGGATATGAAGGTTATGAATCATTTTTCTTAAACACAAAAAATCAAAAACATTTAGATTACAAGAAAAGTATTATTGATACTAATATGCGTAGACGTGTGCGTCTAGCTAGTAGTGATAGAATATTTTTGCCTGCATTAGTTGCTGGCTTAGGTGATCCTATAAACTATATACCTATACCATTATTTAAAGGTATTAGTTTTGGTCGTAGATTTATGAAAGGTGGTGCTTTTACTGGTGGTACTGTAGCGGCTTTTGAACCAGCTAGAAGAACAATGGATCCAACTTCTAGTGATTTAGAAAGTATTTATCATGTTGGTTCTGGATTCTTATTAGGTGGTACACTAACTGGTATTTTTGGTAAAAAGGTTAAACCAATTATTGTAAATGAAACTATCAAAAAGAAAGGTGGTGTTTCTAAAATAGAAGAAAAATATCACGAAGCACATTCTAAAACAGAAGGTCGAACAGACTGGGATAATGAATCATTTATTTATAGATTTGCTGGACAAGAAAGAGTAAGAGATTTTGAAGGTAAGATTGTTAGTAATAATCCTAAACAAAAACCATTTGTACGACTTGTTGGTGCTAAAAGTAAAGAAGCTAAAGATGGATTACCAACATTATATATAAATGAAGCCGCTATGAGAATACGTTGGAGTGAAGGTAAAGCTGGTGTACCAACGTTAAGAGGTGTGCTTACTATACCACGTAGTGCTTTTAAGAGTGCAGATGATTATATTAGTTTTGAAATCAAAGTTGCACTAAATAAAAAATATTTTAAGGTTAGAAAAGCAGAAGGTGAAAGCACTATTGAGTATGAAAATAGAATCCGGGCATTGTCTTTAGGAGAGCTACGTGATGAAATAACAACTGATTTTACTACTGTTAATAATTTTTTAACACGTACTATAGAAGAATTTACACCATTTGGAAGAATACTTAATATGAAGTTTAAAAACAAAAGAACTGAAAATTTAACCAAGATGTCAATGTTAGAATTATCTGGTGATTTTGGAACAGTGCAAAGAGCCGCAAGAGAAAAAATTGCTGTACCACCTTCTGTATATATGGAACAAAGAACAACGTTTGATCCAATGCAACGTAATTTACTTATAGCTATGCAAGCAGATTATGTAAAATTTAAGACTGGTTCTTCTATTCCAAAAAATAATCCATTGGATTTAAATAAACAATTTATCTTTGCTAATACATCAGCACAATTAAAAAGAGTATTACCTAGAATACTTAATAGAAATACTGGAGATCAGAAAGCTATGACCTTTACACAATTCAAAGAAAAGGTACATGAAGCTATGTCAGATAATACTATATTTAAAGATCCAAATCTTGATCCAGTAATTAAAGAAGCTGCAGAAAAACAAAGAGCATTTTATGCAGAGATGAAAGAAATATTATTAGAAAATGAAATGTTCTTAACTGTAGAAAATGTGCAAAAACAGATAGACTTACTTAAATCACGTAAGAAAAGATATGTAGATGATTTTAAAGCATTAGCTGATACAAAAAAAACAGACATTATGTTTAAAAGACATGGTGGATTAATTAGTAGAATAAATGGACAAATTGCAGATCGAGAAAGTTTATTAAAAAAACTAAATAGTGAAGAAAACTTAGAAAGTGCATTTGAACAAACAGAAGAATATAGTATGAGAATTTGGCGCAGAGATAAAGCTATTAAAGAAGAAGATAGACTGTTAAGTTTATTTGAAGAACATATACGAGAAAATCCTTTTTATGCAAATCAAACTAGTAACTATAATCGTTCAGCGGCTAGAGAAGCTGTAGAAAAAATTAAGAATCAAGATAGTTTAGATCCAGAGGGTATACTTGGTAGAGGTAAAAAGAGAGATGGATCAATAGGTGTAGGTGGTAGACCATTAATGAGTAGATCATTTGATATTCCAACAAGTAAGGTACTAGATTTTGTAGAAACAGATGTTGATTACTTAGCACGTACTTATACACAAAGAGTAGGTACTAGTGTCATGATGAAGAAAAAATATGGCGATCATATGATGCAAGGGAGACTTGATGAAATAGAACACTCTTTTATTATGACAGAGTTAAAAACACTAAAAGATGATGAGAAACTAGAAAAGTTATTACAAACAATAGAAGATGAAAGAGATAAAATGTTTGGTAGTATTTCACTACAAGATCCATCTACATTAAGTCGTAGAACAGCGGCTTTTTTACGTGATTGGGCATCACTAGCATTTATGGGTAAAGTACTACTATCTGCAACTGTAGATGCGGCTAGACCTATAATGGTAAATGGTTTTGATCGCACATATAATGATGGACTAAAACAATGGGCGCAAAATTTAGAAGGTTTTGCACAAGCAAGAAGTAATGTAAAAAATCAACTAGGTGTAGCAACTGATTTAGTTTTGGGAAATACAAGAAGAAGGGTTATCGAAGAAGGTGGTTTTGTTGGTCGTGGCACAAGTTTCTTAGGTAGAGCATTTGATCGTGTATCAGATTATTTTAATAATTTACAAGGCCCATTTTATATTATAAATGGTCTTGCCCCGTGGACTCAAATGATGAAAGAATTAAGTGGTGTAATGTCTGCTTCGAGAACACTAGAAGATTCTATTAAATGGTCAAATGGTACATTAGATTTAGCAGGGCAACAAAGGTTACTTTCATATGGTATAGATAAAAAAACAGCTGATTTGATTGCACGTATGCCACATGAAAACTTTGATGGATTACTTACAGCAAATACAGATAAATGGGGTACACGTACTGGTGGTACACTAGCATCAAAAAAGTTTAAACAAGCTGTTTTTGCAGACGTAGAAAGGACAATTATTACGCCATCTGTTGCAGATAAACCTACAATGATGGATGGTGTAATTAGTATTACTAATCCTAGAGTTGTAAAATTAATGGATAATCCTATTTTTCGTGCATTAGGTTGGCAAAGAACTGAACGTGGTGGTAAAATTAGTAATGCATTTGTAGGATTACCATTTCAATTTATGGCTTGGTCATTTTCAGCAAATCGTAAATTACTAACTAGTGGTTTATCTGATAGAGAACAATCATTTGTTAGTGGATTATTAGCCATGATCTCACTAGGTATGTTTGCTGACTATATGAAAAACCCAAGATACTGGGAACAAAAGCCAATAGAAGAAAAAATAATACGTGCAGTAGATCAATCTGGTGCAGTAACAATTTTTACAGATATAAATATATTACTAGAAACAGTAAGTGGTGCTATGGGTAAACCTATAGGTATAAGACCAATGTTTGATCAAAAACCTTTATTTGGTGAACCAAATGTTGGTGATGCGATAGGTGGTTTTACTGGTGCAGGCCCAAGTATCCCAATAGATTTATTTTATGCTTTTATGTCTGATCAAACTTATGATGAAAAAGCCGCAACTTTACGTAGAGTAATACCATTCCAATCTTTATTATGGACAAATGGGTTATTCAAAAGTATATATAACTCTGGTGCTGAATTTTTAAAACCAGAAACTGAAGGATATGTTCAATGACAGTACTTAGTGCTAAAAATACACCAAGAAATTCTTATACTGCTACTGGTGGACAGACAGCATTTACTATAGGATTTGAATTTTTTGCAATAGCAGATGTAAAAGTGTTTAAAAACGCTACATTAATGACCTACAATGCAGATCCTACTACAACAACAACTTACAAAATAACTGGTATAACAAATACAAGTGATGAAGCATATGAGTTTGGTAATGGTGGTACTGTTACATTTGGTTCTGGTCTTACAGCTGGTGATGAAGTTGTTATTATAAGAGATATAGTTGTAGAACGTACTTCTGATTTTAATCCAGCTGGTGCATTTGATATTACAACATTGAATACACAGCTTGATACTATTATTAGTATGATAGCTGACACACAAACACAAGCAGAGCGTAGTGTAAAGCTAAGAGATCACGATACTGTATCTGCAAATATAGAGTTACCAGTTAAAAATACAAGAGCTAACAAAGTATTAGCATTTGATTCTGTTGGTGATGTTGAAACTACACTAACTA